TTATGGTCCCTTCTCATTTCCCTCAACTCTACTGCCAGTTGTTTCATATAAAACCCTAGCATGGCTACAATAGTTGCCATAGCAAAGGTTAAGAATTCAGTAAGTTCCATATTGGTCTCCTTTTTATAGTGGTTTAGTAGGATACTCAGGGTTATCTATAGGAGTGTAGTTTTCTGTAATATCCCTCAAATCTTTTCGATAGGACAACCAAGCACTGTACTTATCTGGAGACAAAGATGGTTCTGCATTATCTGAAACTTCCTCTGAATGCCTCTGTATAACCCAATCTGTACTAGATAGTTTTTCATCTCGTACTCTTCTTACTTCTTCTACAGATATTAATTGTCCGTGCCAAGAAGTACCGTCCCAAGTATCACCTATATTACTATCTAAACCACAGAGTACTAAAGTAAGACCCTCTTCTATTAAACTATCTGAATTCCAGACCCCTGACACTGCTAGTCCATTATTATTTACTGCTAAATACATATCATTAGCCATTTGAATCTCCTTTAAAACTTGTTATATTATCTTTTATTACCATAAACTTCCATCCACTTCAAAACCAAAGATCCAAATGTACCTTGTCTTGTCACCCTTCACTTCAGTTACCCAGTGTTCGTGCTTAGTAGCACAGTAGCAATGAAGTTCTTTTTCTTTTAATGAGATGTGTTCACCAGCTACATAGAGTTCCCCGCCCTCTTCTGCATTTTGTAATATAATGTTCGCACGCATAGCATGTTTATTACCTAAAATAGGGTCTGTATGTTTGTAAGTGTCACCACCAGGGTAGGTCACAACAGAAATCATACCACTTCCTTTTGCCACCCTCTCAACATCACCACCCCTGAAACCATACAGATCCATTATTCTCTTTTGGATAGCATAGGCCTCTTTTGGGAAGAGTATAGTTTCCTCGTTAAGTCTAGTAGTTTTTCTACTACTGTAACCAAACTCTCCTCTAGATAGACCAGGTACTAACTTCCCTGAGTTATCCATCCAATCTATTAAAGACAATCTCTCTTCTTCAGTTATGAAATCCTCATACCTATCTAATCTCACCCTCCACCTCTTTTAAAAGTTTAGGGTATTTTGAAGAAACTAACCATCTCTCTAAATTGAAGCCATCAGGTAAGCTTTCAGGGTCTACTATGTCTTCCACTTTATCACCACCTCTTACAGGGTGTATGCAGTATCCTAGGGTTTTATCTGAAACAGCCTTCATACTGTGTTTCTTACCTTTCTCTATGAAGACCATCTGTGGTGCAGTAAAACGAGTAGTAATACCTTCTATTTCTAAGTCTATCTGACCTACACAAAGAAGGTGCATATGGTCAAACTTGTGAGAATGGCCACCGTATTCATCTCCCTTGTAGTCTAATTGTATTTGTTTAAACCATACATTAGATACAACACTGGTATTTTCCTTCATATATGACTCCTAGTAAGCTTACTGTTCAATTAAAAATTCCTTAATATAGTAATTTCTTATATCAGGTATAACCCCAGATTCTGGGTATGGTTGTCCTAGGTTCTCTATAAATAAATTGTATATTATAGGATCATCACTATATTTAACAAAGTGAGGGTCGTTGTTGTAAAGTAAAGACTCATCATCTAAAAGTTCATAAAAGTCTTCACCGAAATCTAAAGATAGCCAATACGCATAGTAAACAGCCACTACATAAGACTTAGCAGGGTACACCCACCCAGTCTCTTCTTTAGGTAACATGATATAATCGTCTATATCTTTCAATATACGATGGTCTCTGTAGATGATATCTTTAGAGTTTAAATCATCTGATAGATCACTGCTTAACCTATGGTACATCTCCTGTCTTATCTTCCAATCCTTCATATCTCTCCAATAGACCCCTGTAGCCTGAGCATGAGTCTTTTAAATCAGTAACAAACCTATAGTGCTCCGTTAGGCACCTTCCTAGATACTTACATTCTTTACATATCTTAGATAGATTGATCTTCTCATCATCAGCCCACTTTAGGTAATCCTCGAAAGAATCAAGCTCTTTAAAGAACTCGTTATCATTCAGATCAAACTCAAGTACAGCAAACTTACCATTAGGTGTTATATAAACATGGTCATCTGAAAAAGCATTGTAGTCATTATTAAGTGACCTTATTATGTACTCTTCATTACCAAATCTAAAGTTCTTTTCAACAGGAGAATCCATCCATTTAGCTATAAAGTCTTCGTAGTCTTTATGTGTGACATCATAAGAATTAGCTTGATTGGTCGAGTATGGTTTTATCTCTACTGATGTTAAGTTAGATATAACATTAAGTTGTGATATCATAGAATCAACATCCATACTGACTACCTCTGATGAGGCCAATATAAGCATAGAAAACTCTCTAGGTAGCATTAGCATATTAGCAAATACTTCCTCATAACGCTCTCTTGCATCGAAGTCGAAAGAAACAGTCAGAGAGATGTCTTCTTCAAGAAACATGTCATTAACCATAGATAGATTAGTGATTATGTTGATCTCGCCCCCGTAATAGCCCCTTATGGCCACTTTTATCTCATCTAGGTACTTACCCCTTAGTGCACCTATCTCTCCCCCGTACAGGTCAATATAGTCAATATGGGGAACTTGTGACAACAGATCCTTTAACCTTTCGATGTCTATAGACTTTTGATCTTTAAGTTGTTCTTTAGTCAGATAGCAGAATTCACATGAGAAGTTACAGAAGTAACTGGGGTTTATGGATAGGTTCATAGCTGTATACTCAGTACGACTGAATCAGCATTATTAATACCCCTATGTCTGACACCTTTCTTTACTATAACAAACTGACCCTCTTCTAGTATATTCCTCTTACCATCTACATCAAAGTCTTTAACACCTTGTATGCAGAGTATCTCTAAATCAACATCATCTGTGTGATAGGGAAAAGAAGCAGCACCCTTAGGTGAGCAGAAGCAGTGTACTGTGGTTGCACCAGGAACTAAGTGCTCCATACCTTCCACCTTAACGGTGTACTTACAGCCTGCAATCTTAAACATAGCCTCTTCTTTTGAAACCTCATGGTCTCTACCAAACTCATCAATATAGAAGAAAGCAGAACCTTTATCTAAATCATTTAAATCAAAAACCATTGTCCTTCATCTCCATTAGTTCTTTCTCAAGTTGCTTCATCTCAAAACAATGCTGCCCTTGCATATCGAACCTTTTATGGTCTTTAATAGTCTTAGAACAGCCATTACAAAGGTTAAACATAGGACATGTAAAGCACCAGTCGTTCATGGATAATAACTCTGGATCATCTCTAAAGTTGTCCCCAATTGGGTACTCCTTATCGTCTGCAAAAGAACCACATGTATACTCATCTCCTTCTGGCTGGATACATCTAATCCCTTCATCACATTTTCTATTCCTAGGACATGAGGTTCCTATATTATTCATAGACTTGATAATGTCTTTAGTGTTGTACTCCCATTGGGTTAAACCTCTTCTGTAGATCTCAATATAGATCTTGTATATCTCAGCAAGCAGCAGAGGCTTAGTTTGAACACCAGAGGCCATTGCATAGTTTAGCTTACACTCTACATTCATCTCTTTAGCTAACTCTACGTTCTTAATAGCAAGGTCTATCTCATCCTCTACAACTACTGTGATAAAGTCAGGTCTATAGCCTACTTCTTTGAGCATTGTATCTGAGACATTCCAGAAGTCTTCTTCTGTGTATATGCTTCTGTCACCCTTAAGCCTTCCACCACCGTATTGAAACGAAGTACAGACATCAACCCTCTCATGATTGAATAGCTCTTTCCACTTATCAACCTTCTTATAGAAGGGCCAGAGATTAGTTGTCATAGAGATATTGCAAACCATATCCTTCTGGTCAAGGTATTCAATAATATCCCAGTAGTACTTTGGAGAGACCATTAAAGGGTCTCCACCATTAACAATGATTGTTGTTGTTTCTGGGTGTCTATCCAGGAAGTCGTAAACGTAATCTAAATCTAAAAGCTTGGCACTGTCTTCTGAGATATCTGTTGAGCTACAGAACGTGCACTTGAAGTTGCACAGCTCCGTCGGTTTTATTATTAAGTTCATACATCAGCCTCCTTGGGGCAGGACACTGGGTGTCCCATTCTAGTTTGTAACAATCTCCACCACACTCACCCATGACATCACAGGTTATACACCGAGGATCCACATAAGCCTCTTCAGCTATCATACACCCTCTACTCTCATGCTTCATGACAGATTCAAATGAATCATTAATGGTTGCATAGTGTGAGGTTGGGGCTGAGTTAGGACACCCTGCAATAGTACCATCAGCGTTAATAGTAAACATGATCTGTTCACAACCTCTACAGAAAGTAGAAGACCTATTGTTCCCACCTTCAAACTTAGCATAGATAGATTCTAAAAGTATATTGTTGAACCATTTACGGTCATTAACTAAGTGCATTTCATATATCCAATCGTCAACTTCTTTATTTGTTGGGAAGATATCTGTATTTCTGTTAGCGTTCCCGTTATGGGTAAGCCTCTCGAAGGCAACTTCTTTAATCTTTAGATCTTTAAATATCTTAAGAACATCAGATGGGTCTCTTTT